AACGGTCAACAGCTCGCGTACAAGATGAGCATGAATTCCATGTACGGATTCACGGGAGCTTCGAAAGGGATGCTTCCCCTTGTCGCAATCGCATCGACTGTGACAATGCGCGGTCGTCAGATGATTGAGGAGACGAAGAATTACGTTGAAAAGAATTTTCCGGGCGCAAAGGTTAGGTACGGGGATTCTGTAACTAGCGATACACATGTGATTTTTCGTAAAGATGGCAAAACATTTACGGCGCCTATATTTCATTTAGGAAAATGCCAAAAGTGGGTTCCATATGAAGGTTTCCTGAAACAAGGAACGAACAAGGAGATGGCGGAACTTGAAGGCTTCGAGGCTTGGACTCATCTTGGGTGGAAACCCATTAAGAGAATTATTAGGCATAATTGTGACAAAAAGATTTTCAGAGTCATCACGCCATCCGGGGATGTAGAAGTCACCGAAGATCACTCTCTTTTGAATCAATCACTTGAACAAGTTAAACCCAAAAATCTTAACATCGGTGACAAACTGTATCACCTCTTTCCGGAATTTGATACTATAGAAGACTATTATCCTCATTTGTTCAAAGGGCAACCACCTATTCGCTTCGACCATATAACGAATGAAGAAGAGGCGACTATTCAGTGGCCTCGACGGATATATGGTGGTTCTACGAGTCAGCTCATGTATCTCCGACTACGCAAATCTGGCGTAGATGTTAGAATCAATAGAGACGGCGCAATTGCATGGTCGAAGCGCAAACATAACAGGGACCCCGATGCTATTATTAGAATTGAAGAGGTGGAATACTACGACGCTACCAAGCAACACGTCTACGACCTTGAAACTGAGGCTGGTACTTTTCAGGCCGGTACAGGGTGTATGATTGTCAAGAACACAGATTCTGTAATGGTCGAGTTTGACGTCCAGGGTCGCAAAGGTCAAGAAGCCATCGATTACAGTTGGGTCCAGGGTGAGTTGGCCGCAGAAGCGTGCACGAAGCTCTTCAAGGCGCCGAACGATCTCGAGCTCGAAAAGGTCTACTGCCCGTATTTTCTGTACTCGAAAAAGAGGTACGCGGCAAAAATGTATGAAAAGAGGACGTTCCAAGATGGACGTCCTCCGGCGGTCGTCTTCAAAAAGGTGGACATTAAGGGTCTCCAGGTTGTCCGGCGCGACAGCTGTCCGTTTGTTCGAGAGACGCTCAAGACGCTTCTGAACATGATTCTCGATTCGAGCGATCCTCGACCCGTCATTGAGTTTGCTCGCAAATGTGGTCGAGACCTCATGACTGGGAAAATTCCAATTGAGAAGCTTTTGATGAGCAAGCAGCTCGCGTCGAGTTACAAGGTTCCTGTTCCGCACGTGACTGTCCGTGACAAGATGAAACACCGGGCTCCAGGATCAGAGCCTCAGCAAGGAGATCGCGTCTCGTTTGTAGTTATACAAGGGCCTGGAAAAATGTACGAAAAGGCGGAGGATCCGGTGTGGGCCGTTCAGCACACCATTCCGCTCGATTATCACTACTATTTTACGAATCAATTCAAAAAGCCGGTTCAGGATCTTCTCGAGCCTCTGATTGATCCGTCTACGATATTTGACAAAAAGTTTACGGTTTCGGCCGAGACAACTGTTGAGATGGCGGCACGAAAAGCGTTCCTGGCACGGTTTGCACGTGCAGCGACATAAAGTTTTCGCGCACTCAATTAGTATGGAGGATATTTTTGCAAAATTTCAGAATGATATTTTGAAACTTGAGCAAAAAGTTCTCGGCCAAATTGAAGTCGAGGTAAATTTGCGTATCAACGCCAGAATTAACGCAATTGCAAACCATCTTTCAAAAATTTATGGAATTTCTGCAGAAATTTTTATTCATAACATTAACCAAGTTGAAGGTGATTTTTGTAAAGGCCTCAAGAAAGACAAGTCGAAATGTTTGAAGCAGCCCCGAGAAAATGGGTACTGCGGGTTTCATCAGAAGCAGGTTCCTCATCCGAAACCAAAAGAACATGCACGAGTTCCTTGTCCTTGGGAGACTTAAAAAGAAGAGACGAATGATTTTTAATGAGCAAGTCGAGTATCCTCCTTTCGAGTCTGGTTAAATTTTTCTCAAATCCTGAAAACAAAAAGAGTCTTGATGATATTTTGAATCACAAGAATGGTATTTCTCTTCGCAGGATTGAATGGTTCGTGACAAACTATGCAAAAAATAAGCACGTTACGTACACAGGTTCAAACGGAAAGATGTTTACCGTCCATGTAGCCTACAAGTCGAGCCTGGATGGATATTCCAAAAAGCTTTTTGATCCATTTTGTCGAACCGAGCGCATAGAGTTTGAGGGAATCACGACGACCGTCGCCCAACTTAATTTTTTGAAATGGGTCATACAGAATGAAATTGTCACCTACATGACTATGTTGAAAAAGGAAGACCAGCAAATCCTCCCTGAAACTGGAGAAAGTTGTAGCCATAGTAAAATACGTACAGATTGTAGCCTTGCTGAACCTGTGCAGAATAGACTGGATTGAATACGAGTGTAAGAGTTGTTGTTTGTGAATTAAGTTTTGAAAAATTGAGATATCCTCCCTGATTGTACTCTTTTGGGGTCAACCCAAACGAGTATGTATATATATTTTTAGACGGAACTGATAAATTGTGTTCCATAGGCTGTTTGAATCCGAAATAGAGACCACCGGGAAGAACGCTCGTAACATCCTGGTTGTTTAATGTAATTTTCGCAGATGTGATTACATCTATGAAATTTGTAGTGCCTGATGGAAATGTCATTGGAACTGACGTGTGGATGTACTGTGTCGTGTAGCCATAAATGTATCGCGAGTCGTAGTAGTTTTGATTATCCACATTTTCATAATTTTTGTTTCTGAAAAACCACGCAAGTGTCTGGACCGGAAATGACGCTGTCAAGTTGATTACTGGTTTCGAATTCGTAAACGAAAGCGTTGCATCCTTCTTTATGCTATTCACAATGTACCTAAGAGGAGTATTTCTGTAGTACATTCTCTCATTGTTTTCGAGCAGAATTTCTTCAGTCAAGAGAACAGGATTTTTAAAATCAACCGGGCCTTGTGCGTTTGTCCACCATGCGTATGGATGAAATGTGAATCGAATGTAAATGAGTTGATTTTTCATTGCGCACAGTGGAAAATATGGTTTTTTGAGACGTTCTCTTCCCGTGTTATTCGCGGAATGTCTGCGACAGAAAAAAAACTCGAGAGGTATTGTAATTTCACCACCGATGCCATTCATTGCAGCTTGCATTGTGTATTGTTCATCTGCATCCAGAAACATTTGATCCCGGATGATGTACCAGTCGTCGTAGAGAGTCTCTACGATTGTTTCATTGACGATGAAATCAACCTGTTTAATGATTGCTCTCCCGATATTTGGAGAAAGAGAAATGCCAACCGGAAGCGTGAGCCGGAGCCACATGTTTGACATCAAATCTCCCAACTGCTGCGGATACATTGTAACCTGTACAACTTTTCCTTGGTATGTAGGGCTCGGACCCGGAAATGAAATGACCCGGTGAAACATGATTGCATTCGTGTGTTGCTTGAACACAGGATTCCATTGAGATTGTGCGGGATCGTCGGTGACGAGAAATTCATCTTGCGGCCCTTTGGCGAAAATACCCAAGAGCGCACCGGAACTAAATCCTTTTTTGACAATTTCGGTACATTCTCTCGGTTCTTCTGGAAATGAAACATCTGTATTCAGTTCCCTAAATTTTGTAAATTGGCCAGTTAGAATATTTGGATTTATTTTAATCTCCCCCTGTGTAGGTTCATCCGATGTAAATGTTCCAATTGTGGTTAAATTTGATGTTGTGCTCGGCTGTGTAGCGTTTGCCGTCACGTAGGTTGGCGTCGAGTTATTCTCAGGAATTACATCTGTTGCTTCGAGCGTCGCCAGATTTTCAAACCTAGGGTCTCCTAATTTGTTTGTTCCTGCGTATACGTTTTCACCAAATTCTTTCACGTTGTACGTTCCATCCAGTGGTACCAGTTTTGAAACCGTCCACCCTGGCGAAAATCCCGGAGGAACCGGGCCTGTAAAGACGAAGAATGGCGTGTGCTCGCTGACCGTATAATATCCCTTTATCGGGTACGTCACAGTCTTTGAAACAATAGGAACAAACCCTGGGGGATAAAGACTTACTGAGTTTGCGTACCGTACTTCATTTATAACTTGACTCGTATCAGACTGAATCGTGAATGACCAGTTATATGGTTCCGAAAGAAGGGAGGAAACTGTGACAGTTCCCGCGACATTACTCGAACCGGTTGTCTGAAGTTGACCAATCAGCCCCGTCACGTTGAGAACTGCCCACCCTGGGCCTATAGGTGTTGTCCACGTAGTTGTTGCATAAAACGTAACTTGTTGTGACCCTGTAACTTTGAAAAATCCGGAAACATCGACTATAGAAGAAAACACTGGAGAAGGGGGAATCGGTGGGAGTTGAATCCTGTTTTCCCGGCTCGTTTCTTCACTGGTCGTCTTTGGGTTTCGTAATCCTATAACTTGCAAAAAGTCATAGACCGATTGTTGGGTAAATTGTGCAACTCGCACAACCTCCATCTACAAGTCGCTCAGATTTTTCTCCCACATCTGGACCACACTCGTCGATTTGAGAATGTCTCGCTCTGTTTGCTTTTCTTTGCATGTACTCTGCAGTTTTTCAACTTCTTCGAGCGTATACTGATACGTCTTAATGTCCAGAAGTTTTGGCCAGATTGCTTCCGAATAAAGTTCTTCGCGCATCTGAGCATGAATCTCGCTCAAAGGTTTGTTGTAGACCTGGATCCGCTTCGAAATTGCTACATCTCGAATAAATCGAGCTTTTTCGCAGAGCCACTGAATCTCTTCATCAATCGCCTTGAGCATGGCAGTTTTCCGAAGCCTGTAGACCTTGAGTCTGACATCAATGTAATCGACCAAAATCTCTTCTGCAGTTGAATACTTTTTGACCGCCCCGTTTGGAGCAATGAGATACATGTTACTCGTATGAATCGTCTTTGTAAGTCCGAGCGTTTTGACTGGATCCTGGATGTCGCCCCAGATTCGAAAGTCTGGGCTGGTTTCCGTAGAGTGATTTTCATATTTCTGGATGGTTCCCTTTTCGACCAGGTCTTCAAGGTGCTCCTTGAAATCCTGGATCCACTTCCCGGGTGGGAGTTCAGTCACCTTGATTTGAGACCCTTCGCGCTCGAAAAGTCCTTCAAGGACCCAGGTGTGCTCCTTTGTTTTCCGGATACTCCCTTTGAATCCTGCAAAGTACGGAACCATTGGAGCCATTTCTACACTTCTCAGAGCACACAGAATGTTGTGCGTAATTATTTCGGGGTTGAACGGGGGAACGTAGCAACTGAATCCGGTCCCTATCCCTTCCGCCCCGTTGACGAGTATCATTGGAAGGATGGGCGCGTAGTACTCAGGCTCAACCTTTTGGCCGTCGTCAATTACATACTTGAGGACGGAATTATCTGACGCATTGAAAATTGCGCGAGTCTGTGGCGCGAGTCGAGTGAAAATGTACCTCGAACTGGCTGCATCCTTTCCACCCAACAAACGAGTTCCGAATTGTCCACTCGGAACAAGAAGATTCAAGTTGTTCGATCCGACAAAGTTTTGGGCAAGGTTTATAATGGTTCCTTGAAGACTCGCCTCTCCGTGATGATACGCAGTCTGCTCAGCGACATAGCCCGCAAGCTGCGCAACCTTCATGTCCGTCGTGAGGTTCTTCTTGAGGCACGCATAAATCACCTTTCGCTGACTCGGCTTGAGGCCGTCTACACAGTGCGGGATCGATCGCTTAATGTCTTCGGCGCTGAAATTTGCAAGATCCTTGTGCACGAAATCGGTGACTGTGAGATTCTTCACGTGTCCGTACTTGATTCCCTTTGGAGGATGTGCCATGTGCGCAGTCAACCACGTTTTCCTGTCGTCCGAGAGCGCCTTTGAAAATGCAAGCCGCATGGATTCGTCTGTCGTCGGATCAGATCCGAACGCCACCGTCAACCTGTCAATTTGCTTGAAATACTCCTTTGCCTCTGCGCTCGTCGACGTTCCGAGACCCTTGTAGAACTTTACAGCGCCCGTGTGTTCTCCAGACGCCCTAAATTCCTCCTCTGTGAAATACCACTCCTTCCCAGCCTTGATGACCGGCGTCACCATCGACACCACAAATCCGAGTTCAATGAGCTTTGGCCAGTACACGTGAAACATGTTGAGAACGAGTCCCTTGATGTGGCTTCCATCAAGATCTGCATCCGTCATGATCATCAATCGGCCGTATCGAAGTTCGCGGACCGACGTATAGACCTTTCCGTGCTGAAGACCCAAAATCTTTTTAATGTTTGAAAATTCTTCATTGTCAGTCACCTGTGACACGGTCGCATCTCGCACGTTTCTCGGCTTTCCGCGCAAAGGAAAGACGCCGTACGCATTTCGGCCCACGACACTCAAGCCGGCAACTGCGAGCGCCTTTGCGGAATCTCCCTCGGTGACGATGAGAGTACATTCGTGGCTTTTGTGCGTTCCTGCCCAGTTGGCATC